TGTGTTAGAAACTTAAATGATATTTGTTTTTTAGAGATAGGTAGTGTAAAAAAGAATTCATTTTTACCATTAGATACTAATGATTCATCAAATGATTTATCATTTACATCTGTTAAATCTACTTGAATTTCTTTACCTTCATATTCAAATGTATAATCTTGTCCATAACCTAAAATACGAGCTGCTATTAGTATTGCATTTTTATCTCCTACTAATAAATCTTTATAATCAATAGGTGTTACAATAAGAGATTGTAGCAATTTATCAATTACTGTTCCATTTTCTATTAGGTTTTGGTTAGTGAGGATATCCTCTTCTTTGGCAGTCATATATTTCATTGTGATGACTCCTTTAGATAAAGGGGATTCTTTTGAATAAAGTAAACCTTTTGAGGGTAATGTAACTTCCTCTGTGGGAAATTGGTGTTTTTCTTCCATAACGTTATTTATTTAAAACTAGTTCGGATATACATATATGTGAGAATAAGAAAAGCGCCAAAAAGGCGCTTTTTCTTTATAAAAATTATTACTCTTAGTAATTCAAGATGGCGTAATCCATTACTATAGTCATTGAAATGTTTGCTGGTGAATCTGAAGTCCAGTCCATATCACCAAAGTTTGCGTTTTGGCAATAAGCACCTTTTAAAATCCACTCTTCAACAACATCACCTACAGGTCCTAATGTGTTAATTCTAATATCTTTTTTATAGAAATCAGAATAACCATCTCTACCTGTAACTGACTCGTGTGACAAACGAACCCATTCCATTACTGCTTGTGCACCTGATGGTGTTACGGGATCGTATAGATCACATGTAATGTTTTCCCAGTTGGCTTTTCCTTTGATTTTTCTTTTCACGTTAATGTGATCAAGAACTACTTCTCCAAATGAAATACTTGGACGTGAGATTTTTTTAATAAGGTATGCTGGGATACCATCGATGAACATTACGAACCTGTTTTGTAACTTTGGTTCGAAAGCTGTGAACATCATTTCGTTTGTGTTTAATATTGCCATCTTTTTATATTATTTTATTGTTCTATTATAAATATAATCCTTTTAAATCTTTTATGCATCAAATGTTGCTCCTGTTGGAAGAACATTAAAGTCTAAGATTATAAATTCAGCTGTTTTAGTTGGTTGTAAGTAAATAGCACCTACTAATTGATTTCTATCAATTACATCTGGTGTGTTATTATTTTCATCCATTTGAACTCTAAACGCGTATAATCCTTGTCTTTGTTGTACTGATTCCAAGTAAGGGTTAACAATGTTTAAGAATCTGTTTCTTGTAGCTTGTGTATTTTGTTCAAATACTAAGTATCTTGAAGAACTTGCAATAAATTTCTTAAGTGCAATTAACAATCTACGAACGTTGATTCTGTCTAATGCTGTTGATCTTTCTTGAAGTGTTTTCTGACCCCAAATACAAACTCCTGTTTGTGGGAATGTAGCAATTGGGTTGATTTTAGAATCGTATAATGTATCTCTTTCAGCTTGATTTAATCTTGTTTTAGCTTCTAGTACATTTCCTAATACACCTCTGTTTAAACCTGCTGGTGCGAACCATTCTGCAGCAATTGCATCTGAAGCAGCTATAGCTCCTGGTACTATTACTGATGGTGGTACTAATACTGGTTTATTTTGTGCAGTATCAAGTACTTTAACCCATGGATAATAAACTGCAGCGTAGTTAGTGTCTAATCCCCCTGCATCATCTACAGCTGTGTTAACTGATGAGTTATATTCTGTTAAGTCCATTACAAAGAATGCATCTCCTCTTTCTTCTACCATATCAATACCGGCATTTGTAACTAATGGGTGTAGTGAGTGAATAACACCAGGCATAGCTAGCATGTTGATATCGTATTCGTCTTGGTTTGAAAGAATATCAATTGCTTTTTTATAGGCTGTGTAACCAGCTCCACTTGTAGAACTTAAATCAAATCCATATAAATTAGCTCCTGTTGAGTAACTAGAACCTAATGTACTTTCGTTTCCTAGGAATTTTACTGTATGTGGTGCAATACCATCTGAACCTCCTTGGAAAGGAACTGAGAATTTCAATTGGTTGGCTGTTGGTCCATCAGCTCCTGTTGTATCAATTGAAGCACTTAATGAACCTGTCCATAATGATGAGCTTGGATGACCTGAATAATTTTCAACACTAAATGCTCCTGCTACGTTTGATTCTTCAGTTGATGGGAGTGGTTTAATGAAGTTCATGTTATCAACTTCTTTTTCTTCAAATTTCCATCCTAAATATCCTTTAGTATTGTAAGTACTATCTGTTCCTACTTGTTGTACTCCTTCGTAAGATGCTGAAGGGAAAACACAATCTAAACTTAATGAGGCAGTTGCTATTGGGTTAATTACAGCAGCAAATCCTTTTGGTGATAATTTAGGTGATGTTGATTTTGAATCAACAGCTGCATCTACTTCTACTCTAATATATTCTGAGATGTTTGGATAGTTTCCAAGTAATTCAACTTTACCTAACGTATCATTGTATTGTGGGTATCTATCTCCAATTACTCTTGCTATATAATTTGGAGAATCTGGATCTAAATTAACATTATTGTATTGTTCTAAGATAACTGGTGATTTATCTTTATCACTATATCTTCGTACAATTACTGAGAATTGAGAGTATTGTTCTTGTCCATCAATATCACCTGGTTCTCTTAAATTAGCAATAGATACTTTAAAATCTTTATTGGTTGAATCACCGTGTGCAATAGTGTGAAGTTTAAATAATTGTTTTCTTCCTAAAGCAATTTGTGATTGAATCCAAGGTGTAGAAGCATATGAATATCCTTCTGTTTGACCTAAACCTGTGAAAGCTAAATTAGCTGATTGAGCAGATAGATATACAGTTGAACCTGAACCTAAAGTACCGTATCCAGTTACAGTACCTGTTGCTAATGTACTTGTTTGTAGTGATTTAAAGTTTATGTAAGTATATCCTGGTGTTCCTGCGTATGTAACTACTCCTGTTTTACTATTATTGGGTGAATCACCTAAATACTTAAATAAGTAATCTGAGTTAGCTGGGTTAAGAGAAGCAGAGACTGTTGTTGTGGCAGAATTAGAACCACTTAAAGTTATCCTAAACGAACCTGATATACTTTCATTTGTTACTGTTGAGTCTTTTAAGTCAGGTGTTGAAGTATTTTTAGAAGGGAAAATCACACCTAATACTGTTTTTTCAGTACCAGAACCAGAAGCAATTACAGCAATAAATTCATTTTCGCCATTAGTAAATGTGTAACCACCACCACCTAATACTCTTGTTACAGTAACGGATCCTGCATTTCGTAAATATTCTCTAACGGTTTGTGGGACGAATGTTTCTGAACTTAAAGGTCCGAATTTTCTTTCGTATTCTGCGAAACTTCTTACAACTGTTGGTATGAATGCTGGTCCTTTTACTGTGGGTCCAACGATTGCTGCGCCTATTGCGCCAACTCCTTGTGGTAAGAATGAAAGGTCGTTTTCTCTTGTAAAAACACCTGGTGAAATAATTTGTTCTGCCATCTTATATGTTATTTATTATGTTATATCCTTGGTTGGTCCCGTATAAATATGTAAAAGAATCGTAAACCCAACCAAAGAAAGCGATTAAGTTTAATTACTTAACCGCTTATAAATATTGGGGAATTTTTAAAAACTACTCTGCTGGTATAAAAGTTCCTGTTTCTATATCTAAGCTACCTTGACCATATTTGTCTGATAAAGATTTTGCTAGGGTAGCTTCTTCTTTTTGTAAAGAAGATAATTGGTTTTTTAAAATAGATTCTTGTTCTTCTATTCTATTTTTAGCTAAATATAATTGACCAAAATTGTTTGTAAGTTGGTTTGTTCTAGCTTGAAGTTCTCTTAAGTTTTTAAGTTCTTCTTCTGTGAATTTTTGTGGTCCACTTTTAATATCTTGTGGTGATGGGATTTTTGTATCTGCCATAACTTTTATTTTAAATTAATTTCGGATATACATATATGCGAGTAGTAAAAACCGCAAATTATTTTACTATGATACCTTAACTATACCTCTATCGTTCCAAAGCGTTCCTCTAGCTCCAGATCTTGTAGGTAAACTGCTACCGTCTAAATCTGTTATGCTTGGTGTTGTTCCATCTACGCCGTCTGCTCCATCCGCACCATCAGCACCTGCGGGTCCTGTTGCACCAGTAGCACCTTGTGGTCCTTGTGGGCCTTGAGGTCCAGTATCTCCAGCGGGTCCTTGTGGTCCTTGTGCACCATCTCCAACTTCTGCGGTTATATATCTTCTTAGTTCTTCTATATCTTCAGCTAATTGTTGTATTGCATGTAAAGCTGGGGCTAAGTTTTCAAACATACCTTGATCTGTTATATGATCTCCGTTGTCAAAAGCTGTTTTTATTCTTGTTTTGTCAGTTTCTTCTATACTTTTAGAGTCTTTACTTACTCCAGTTCTAGTATTAAATATGTCTGTTGATTTTCTATCTCCTAATGCCATAATTATAATGAATATTCCCAGACTAAAGTAACTTGCATGTTAGCTGTAGCTGTAGTTGATTTTATTATTGATACCCCTATAACATCTCCTTCACTAAAAGTAGCAGAGCTAAAAGTAGCAGTATCACTTGAGTTTGCTGTATTTAAATCTATTCCTGTGACTTCTTCTGTGTATGAAGCAAAAGTTCCAGTGCTGTTTGCTATCCAAAATTGTGCTTTACAAGCATTACCTATTGCTGCGGTAGTATGTAAAGCTATTTTTACAAGTCTACCACCATAAGGAGCTACTGTTCTGTTGTAATATTGTGTGTTTGTAGGATTACTTGACTCGTTTAGGTTATTAAAAGGTACAAAGAAATCTGCTGTTGGTGGGTTTGCAGTGCTATTCATAAAAAAGTTGTGATGCGTAGTACAAATTTG